CGTCCAGATAAATTTACCCCAGCAAGTGTTGCGGAAGAATTTATTGAGTATGAATTTACTGCTCGTGATCTTGGATTATTTACGGGATATTTAATTAAAATTGTTTTTGCTGGATCTAATCAAGCATACCCACCAAAAATTAAAAATCTTAGAACTCTTGCAGTCAGATGATGATTCCAGTAAAAGATTACCCTCATCTTTATAGAGATGAGGTTAGTGGTGCTATCATCAATTATGATGATAGAGCGTATAATGAATATGTAAATTCTTTAAATCAGAGAGAACATCAAAGAATAGAAATTGAATCATTAAAGAATGAAGTTAGTGAAATAAAATCTTTATTAAAGGAACTTATTAATGAAACCAGAAGAAATTGATCTATCTAGTATAGATAAAATGTTTGAGTATGAGAAACATGCTCGCTTTATTGATGATTTGAGTGAAGATGAATTGAGAAATTTTGCAAAATTGTATTGTAAGATGTATCTTCATCAGCAAGAAGTTATATCAATGCTATCTAAATCTTGATTATAAATACAATACAGGATCTTTTTTGAAAAAATGGCAGTATATGCAGCAAATATTGTTATTGAGCAAGGATATGACTTTTATACAAATTTTGAATTAGAAGATACTGCAAGTAACCAAGCAAAAACTTTGGTTGGTTATGGGGTGACAGCTCAACTGAGAAAAACTTACACTAGTACAAATTCAGTTTCTTTTGCATGCTCAATTGTAAATGCTTCCAATGGGGTCATTTCAATTTCTCTGACTTCAACTAAGACAGCAGCATTAAAACCTGGTAGATATGTTTATGATGTAATGCTCCAACAAGGTGGTCTTGGATCATCTTATGATAAAACAAAAGCAGTTGAAGGTATGGCATTAGTTAGAGGAGGGGTAACTAGATAATGTCAGATATTAAAGTCAAAGTAGATTCTCAATCAACAACTAGAGTACGAATAGGTGCTCAGACAGCGACCAAAGTACTAGCTACGGGATCTGTTCCAACTCTTTTTACAAAATTATTTGATGTAGATGCATCAGTTCTTGAAGATGGTGCAATTGCTGTGTATCATGCTTCAACACAAAAATTTGTGACTCAGAGAACTTTAAATCTTGATAGTTTAGTTGTAAAAAATATAGAAATTGATGGCGACGTTACAATTACAGAAATAGATGGAGGAACCTACTGATGGCAAAACCAGCTACCAGACAAGATTTAATTGATTACTGTTTAAGAAGACTAGGTGCTCCAGTACTAGAGATTAATATTGATGATGATCAAATTGATGATCTAGTTGATGATGCTCTTCAGTATTTCCACGAACGCCATTTTGATGGTGTGGAGAGAATGTACCTGAAATATAAGGTTACACAGGCAGATGTAGATAGGGGAAAAGCGCAAAAAAATACTGGAGTTGGAATCGTAACAACAACAGCAACTGCAAATATTGCAGGATATGGTACAACAAGTTTTAATTTTTACGAAACCTCAAATTATATTCAAGTTCCAGATTCGGTCATAGGTATTGAGAAAGTATTCAAATTTGATACTAGTGACATTTCAGGTGGTATGTTTAGTATCAAATACCAATTATTCTTGAATGACTTATATTATTTCAACTCCGTTGAATTGCTACAGTATGCAATGGTTAAATCATATCTTGAAGATATTGACTTTTTACTCAAAACTGATAAACAGATAAGATTCAATAAAAGACAAAATAGATTGTATATTGATATTGATTGGTCACAAAAACTCCCAGATACTTATTTTGTTATTGACTGCTATAGAATTTTGGATCCAAATGATTTCACAAAAGTTTATAATGACAGCTTCTTAAAGAGATACTTGACAGCACTTATGAAGAGACAGTGGGGACAAAATCTTATCAAATTTAGAGGAGTTAAATTGCCAGGTGGCATTGAACTTAATGGTAGGGAAATTTATGAAGATGCAGAAAAAGAAATAGAAGATATTAGATCAAGAATGTCTATGGATTATGAATTACCACCATATGACTTTATCGGATAATGGCACTCAATCCCTTTTTCTTACAAGGTTCTTCAGGAGAACAAAATTTAGTACAGGATTTAGTCAACGAACATCTTAGAATGTTTGGAATTGAAGTATATTATATTCCAAGAAAATATATTGATAGCGATAACATTATTAAAGAAGTTAAGTCTTCAAAATTTGATAGTAATTTTATTATAGAAGCATATCTCAATAATTATGAGGGGTATGGTGCTAATTATGATATTATGTCAAAATTTGGACTTAAATTAACAAGTGAAATTACATTAACAATTTCAAAAGAAAGATTTGAGGAATTCATTACTCCATTTTTACAGGATATTCTTGCTGGAACTGAGGCAGATCCTAATCTTGATAATGGTTCATCCTTGTTATTTGCAACTCGTCCAAAAGAAGGTGATTTAATTTATTTTCCACTTGGAGAAAGAATTTTTGAAATAAAAAGAGTAGAATTTGAAAATCCCTTTTATCAATTGGGTAAAAATTATGTTTATGATCTCAAGTGCGAACTCTTTGAACTTGAAGATGAACTTATTGATACTAATATTGAAGAAATTCAAGACACTATAAAAGATGTTGGTTATATTACAACTTTAATATTGGTTGGAGCAGGAGTAACTGCAACAGCAACTGCCACCAGAGCATCTTCTGGAGTAGTGGGACAAATATACTTCAACAATGATGGATCAAATTATACTTCTACACCAACTGTAACCTTTGATGCTCCACCAGTTGGCGGACTTAGAGCAACAGCAGTTGCAATAACTACTGATTCTGTTAGATCAAAATCTATCAGTACTATCCAATTAACTAATTGTGGTTTTGGATACACCTCCGCACCAAATATTACAATTAGTGGTGGGGGTGGTACAGGTGCAGCTGCTACTGCAAGCATTGTTAATAATGCAGTATATACGATAGGTTTGACAACTACTGGAAGTAATTATTACACCGTTCCTACGGTAACTATTGCACCTCCTGTTGGATCTGGAAAGACTGCAACAGCAATTGCTACTATTTCTAATGGAGTTATAAGTGGATTTAGAATTACTAATGCTGGAGCTGGATATTCTACTAATCCTACCGTTACAATTTCATCTCCACCAGCAACTGGAATAGGTACATTTCAGAATAATGAAGAAATTGTCGGATCTATTTCTGGTACAAGAGCATTTATTAAGAGTTGGAAAAATCAAAGTGGTGAAAAAGTTCTTAAAGTATCAATAAATACTGGTAAATTCTATCCAGGAGAGACTGTCATAGGAGTGGCGTCTTCTGCGATATATAGTGTTAAATCTTTTGAGGCATATGATCTTTACGACCCATATGCGGAAAATATACAGATTGAAACTGCGGCAGATCAAATTTTAGATTTTTCAGAATCAAATCCCTTTGGTAATTACTAATGTTAGGAACCTACTATTATCACGAAATTATAAGAAAAACCATTATTGGTTTTGGAACTCTATTTAATGAGATTTATATTAGGCATAAAGATGCTCAGGACGGAACTTTATCCGAAATGAAGGTTCCTCTTGCATATGGTCCTACACAAAAGTTTCTTGCAAAAATTCAACAACAAGAGAAATTGAATAAACCAATTGCAATGACATTACCAAGAATGTCATTTGAGATGGTGTCTATACAATATGATGCAACCAGAAAGTCTGGAGTAACTCAAAATTTTAAAGCCAGTGATGGTGTGAATTTAAAAAAAGTTTATATGCCAGTTCCATATAATATTGGATTTGAATTATCAGTTCTTACTAAACTAAATGATGATGCTCTTCAGATTGTTGAGCAAATTTTACCATATTTTCAACCATCTTTTAATATAACTATTGATTTAGTTGAATCAATTGGAGAAAAAAGAGATATTCCCATTATATTGAATAATGTCTCATTTCAAGATGATTATGAAGGAGATTTTTCCACAAGAAGATCGTTAATTTATACTTTTGGATTTACTGCCAAAACTTATCTGTTCGGTCCTGTTGCGGCGACTACTGATGGACTTATCCGTAAAGTTCAGGTTGATACATATGCAGGAACTGATGTTAATAGTGCAAAACGTGAAATGAGATATACCGTAACTCCAGATCCTCTTAATGCTGGACCAGATGATGACTTTGGATTTAATGAGACAATTCAAATATTCTCCGATTCCAAAAAATTTAGCCCAACTCAACAAAAAGATATTTGATTATTGAACTATGGATGATATTATTGGCAAAGCTTTAAATATAGAAGCAAGCATTGTTGAGGTAGATAAATCTTCTTCTGATGTTGAAGTTGTTAATCCAACTTCTAATGATATTAAAAAGGATTATGAGTATAGTAGAGCAAATCTGTATTCTTTGATTGAAAAGGGTCAAGAAGCAATTAATGGAATTATGGAACTTGCCGGAGAAGGAGGAAGTGCAAGGGCATATGAAGTTGCTGGACAACTCATTAAGAGTGTTGCGGATACGACTGATAAGTTAATTGACTTGCAGAAAAAACTAAAAGATATTGAAGAAGACAGTCCGAAGACAACAAATAATGTCACTAATACTGCACTAT